ATGCGCTTTTCGCTTCACACCACCGCATGTGCGTTGGCTGTTTCCCTGACGTTGTTTTCAGGAACAGTCAGTGCTTGGGAAAAGGATAAAACCTACGATATCACCATCCTGCACACCAACGATCATCACGGCCATTTCTGGCAGAACGATCATGGCGAGTACGGCCTGGGGGCGCAAAAGACGCTGGTGGACAGCATCCGTCAGGAAGTGGCGGCGAAAGGCGGTAGCGTGCTGTTGCTGTCCGGTGGGGACATCAATACCGGCGTGCCAGAATCGGATTTGCAGGATGCAGAACCCGATTTCCGTGGTATGACGCTGATCGGCTACGACGCGATGGCGATCGGCAACCACGAATTCGACAACCCCCTCAGCGTGTTGCGCCAGCAGGAGAAGTGGGCTTCTTTCCCGCTATTGTCCGCCAACATTTATCAAAAAAGCACTCAGCAACGCCTGTTCAAGCCTTATGCCCTGTTTGAAAAGCAAGGGGTGAAGATTGCGGTGATCGGCCTGACCACCGATGACACTGCAAAAATCGGCAACCCGGAATACTTTACCGATATCGAATTCCGTGTTCCGGCGCAAGAAGCCAAGCAGGTGGTGGAACAGCTGCGCAAAGATGAAAAGCCGGACGTGATTATCGCCGCTACCCACATGGGCCACTACGACGATGGTAACCATGGCTCTAACGCGCCGGGGGACGTGGAGATGGCACGTAGCCTGCCTACGGGCTACCTGGATATGATTGTCGGTGGGCATTCGCAAGATCCGGTCTGTATGGCGAGTGAAAACCACAAACAGGTGGATTACGTACCGGGCACGCCTTGCGCGCCAGATCGCCAAAACGGTACCTGGATCGTCCAGGCTCACGAATGGGGTAAATACGTTGGTCGTGCCGACTTCCAGTTCCGCAACGGCGAACTGAAACTGATGCATTACCAACTGATCCCGATCAACCTGAAGAAAAAGGTAGAGAAAGCCGACGGCACAAGCGAGCGGGTGTATTACACCCAACAGATCCAGGAAGATCCGTCGATGATGAAGCTGCTGACGCCGTTCCAGGACAAGGGCAAGGCTCAGTTGGAAGTGAAGGTGGGCAGCGTCAACGGCAAACTGGAAGGGGATCGCAGTAAAGTCCGCTTCGTGCAGACCAACCTTTCGCGCGTGCTGTTAGCTGCACAGATGGAACGCGCCAACGCAGACTTCGCCGTGATGAGCGGTGGTGGCGTGCGTGACTCGATCGAGGCCGGTGATATCACCTATAAAAACGTGCTCAAGGTGCAGCCGTTTGGCAACACGCTGGTGTATGTCGAAATGAAAGGCAGCGAGGTTGAGCCATATCTGGCAGCGGTAGCCAATATGAAGGTGGATTCCGGGGCCTATGCGCAATTCGCCAACGTCAGCCTGGTGGCGGACGGCAAAGGCGTTAGCGACGTCAAGATCAAGGGAGAACCCTTACAGGCAGACAAGACCTATCGTATGGCGACACTGAACTTCAATGCCCTGGGTGGCGATGGTTATCCGAAGATTGATACCCTGCCAAGCTACGTCAACACCGGCTTTATCGATGCGGAAGTGCTCAAGCAGTATATCGAGAAGCACTCACCGCTGGATGCGGCGGCGTACGAACCGAAGGGTGAAATAGTTTATAAGTAATTAAATATAAAGGCGGTTTTCTATCGATGACAGGATTGAAAACCGCCAGTTTTGGGCTTCATAAAAACTCTTCTGCAAAACCCCTGCAAAACTCTTCTGCAAAACGGTACAAAAAACAACCAGGCTCACACCGCGATAACTGTCCAATTTTTGCCTCTGTCATCATTGTATTTGTCGGTCATTTGCTGGTTTTTATGACCAAGCAAAGACATGGTATCGATACCCTGATCACGATATAGGCGCTCGGAGAGTGACCGCTGTTCATGGAATGTTGGCGGCGTTCCCTTACTCCATTTCAACCCTGATTGATCCCTGGCTTTGCTAAATGTGGTTGTAATGCTCTTATCGCCAATCTGGCCGCCTCGCTTCGCGGTTGCCACGGTATGGTGATGGTGGAGTAGGTACGGGCTTACGATCCGATCCCGGCACTCCGCTATAACCTCGCGCAGACTCATGTTTATCGCATTGCATCGCAAGCTTAATGGTATGGCCAGACGAACCCCCGTTTTCTCCTGCTCTACATGCAAATGATCGTCCCAAACATCAGCGAATTTCATGTTGGCGATATCTGAAAGACGCTGCCCGGTGACAATCGCCAGCAGCATAGCTCTGCGCAAATAAGGCTGGAATGATGCGGCGGTTTCGAAAATGGATTGCCATTCATCCAGATCGAGGCGTTGCCGCTGAACCTTGGCTTTTGGGTTTTTTGTTGCCTGGGCGGGGTTGTAACCAGGAGGGACTTCCCCGGCATGCTGGGCTTCCTTGTACACATCGATAATCACTCGACGAACAACCTGGGCCATGATGGCCTGTCCGCGCTCCTTGTACGGCTCCAGAATATCGGCAATGTCACGCACACTAATCTCTGCAAGCTGTTTGTTACCAATTTCTGATCGCATCACTTTTACTGGGTTCTTTTTCTGGTTCACAGTTGAGGCTTTGATTTCGCCAAGATGCAGGCGTTCCTCCTGAATTTTCCAGTAACGATCAAGCCATCCGCTAACTGAAATACCTTCGCCTAAGCTGCGGCTGATTTTGTCGCGAGCCATAAGCAGTTGGCTCATCTTCTGCTCAGCCAGCCGGGAGCTGGCCTCTGTAGCGATTGCTATCGCCGCCTCTTCATCGGTGCCTAGCCCATGAAACTTCCCTGTCACAGGGTGCTTGTAACGCCAGTAAACCTTTTTGGTTCTGGCGTCGGTATAGCACGATAGGCCCGGAATGGTGACGTTATACTTACGTGGTCGCGCCATCTTCAAGAATCCTCTTCAATCGTGGATCATCGTCTTTCTTCACTACCGGCTTGGCAGTCATACCAACAAACCTCGCTGTACGTTCTACCCGCCAGTACCGGCCAGCCTTAACTGGCTGGGGCGATATCATGCCATTTTTGGCGAACTTAATCAGTGTCGGATAACTCGGCACCGGCTCGTCAAACTCTTCTTTTGCCCAGTCAGTGATTTTCATTGTGCGAGACATCAGGCACCTCCTTTTTTCTGAAACCCGCCTTTATCACACTCTTGGCGATCGCTACGGGGTCGGCGTCGTCCAGTTCGAAATCCTCCCCGACCACGGCTTTCATCAGCTCATTCTGGAGAACGCTATCGTAGTTGCGCGGCCAGAAGTCCGTAGGCATACCGAACGAGTTGCAGTAGAAAAACGTGTCAATGGTGATCTGCGCCGCTTCCTCAGCAGTGCGTTCTGGCTGGCGATACCCAGCCTCCCAGATTGCGTCAGTGACCGCCGAGGGGTCGCCTTTGCCTGACTTTACGAGTTGAGCCAGGGTGAATACGTTGGTATCTGTCATCGGGCCATCTCCTGCAGTGCAACCTTGTAAGCCCTCATCACAACCGGCGTTTTGCCGGTTAGCACTGACCGCATGATGAAAAACCCGGTGTGCTTGGCTGTCACGTTCGTAAGGAATAGGGCGGTATCCACCACCCGGTTATGCTTACGGAACTCAAACACCGAGCTGGTGATCGTTAGGCTGGCTGTCACGCCGTGATCCTGGTAGTCGATTTTCATCCCAACACCCTCCAGATGTAGCTTGCTAGACCAATGAAGAAAAAGAACCCAGCGGTAAGTCCGATCCCGGCAAGGGCAGACAGGAACAGCGTCATGAGCGACCAGGTGTAAATACTATTTTTCATTTCGCCTGCTCCCTGCACCACTGACTAGCAGCCTCTTGACCGCCCAGTTCTTCGACCATTTCCCCACACAGCTTAAACATCGCGTCGATGAATCTGCGCCCTCTAGGTTTAAGTTGAGGTATCCCGCCCCAATGAATGAAATAACCTTCAGTTTTGGGGTTACACATGGCATCGATATCCAACATTCTCATGTACATCCCCGCCCTTTTAGATGGCGACCAGCGTTCACTCAGGTAGCCATCAATGAAGCCCTCGATACAATGGCTGTTAAGCGCGATATCGCCGTTCTCATGCCTGTATACCGGGCGGCGGTGCAGGGCGATGAGGTGAAACAGGTAGGCGTTGCTAACCAAGGTCAGAGCCTGCTGTAGTGAACTGTCAGAGACGCTCATTGTTCTTCCTCCGGCTTGATGCTGATAATTTCGGCGCTAATCAGCATTTCTTTCAGCCATTCATCGCCCCTAAACCCATCGTCATGACATTCCAGATCACCGAAATCGATTACCGCCATTTCTTCATTTTCACCTGTCTCATCGTTGAAGAAAGGAATGGTATCGAGCCTGTAATAAGCAGACTCAACAGCGGACTCAATTACACTGAGTCCGTTGGTATTGCCGCCAATAACGATTTCTATAGTTGTGCGGTAGTGCCACCGTCCAAACGTCAGACGAATAGTCTTGTCTACCATGCGCCCACACATTGTGAGGTTGGGGTCAAAGTTCATTGGTTCAGGTGTTGCTTTGGTTGTGGTGGTCATTGCTTGGCCTCCACAGTTGCTTTATTGGCTTCGGTAATTTTCAACGCGAAACCGCCGAAATCGGGGTGCTGCCAGCGCTTAAGCTTGCCGGTCGGCTGCGTCGATTCTTCGATTAGGCAGCTAAACGCCTCGGAGAACGCCACGTTATGCACCAGCAGATAACCGCGCTCTCCGTTGGTCAGCTTGGTTGGCAGGTTCGAATACGAAGCCAAGCGACGGCATGCGGCATCAGACAGGCCAAACTTCCATACCAGATCGATAACCGGGACAAATTCGGATTCTTGGGCGGGGATTGCTGGTTCTACGACAGGTGCTGCCGCAGGGGCCGGTAATGCAGGTGTGTGGTGTGCCTGCTGACCCATCACATCCAGGACGGCCCTCATCGTTGCTCCAGCTGTTGCCTCAGCTACTACACGAGCAATATCTAAAATGTCTTTATTCATATTTCCTTCCTGCTGTGTTGATACTGGTTGTGAAGAAATGCGAAGGCTGGAAACCTCTCTTTCTAACTCTTGCCAGTGATCGACCATCTGTGCAGTATATTCCGGGCTGAGTTGGGCCACGACGACAATGCTGTCGCGCTTTCCTTCGGCGCCTTCGAAGTTGTAATATTCGCGGATGACAGGTAATCCTAAGTTGTTGATTTCCTCGAAATCCTGCAATGCAGGGAGTCGGATAACGCCTCGCTCAGCTAGGCGTTCAATGGATACCTTAACGTTGTCAGGACGAGAACCTACAAGGTCAGCAATCTGCTTATGGTTCATTGAAAGGTGCTGTCCAGTGAATGTAATTTCATGTTTCATGCTTTATCTCCAAATGCGCGGCGAAGGGCTTTCTTTAGTTTTTTTCCGTTATTAACGGATGCATAAAGCTCAGCCAATTTTTGAGCAAAGAGGGTTTCCCCGGTTTCGTCATGGACGAAGTATTGGTCAGGGTTGTTTTTGATAAACTCCTGCACCATCGGCATCGCGAGAAACTCTTCTGGGCTGTACACCCGAGATTGTTTGCGCCGGTGCTTTACCTTCGGTTCGTAGTGTTGGGACTGAACACCAAACACGTTTGCGTTATTTTGGTTTCCCATTACTCCCCCTTAGTGCAGATTCTTTTCCGGCACTGCTTCGCCTTCGATCATTGCCTTGGCACCTTCAATGAACACCTCGTCAATGAAGTCGCGCATCCACGTAGTGCCTTCCTGCTCATTCCTGAACTCGTCCATTCGGTAAAATTGCATCACCGTGATGTAGCGATCCGCAGGGTGTTCCTCCAATAGCGGAGCCTCCAGCTGGAACTTAAGCAGCAGCTCTATAACCTCGCGGCTGATTTCCATGGTGACGTTTTCATGTTTGAAAATTTCCTGACCGTTAGGCCCGGTACCGAAGCGCTCCTTGCAGTCAATCAGGTAACGCAGCGCAGCACAGGAGCGTAATTGCGTGGTGAGGCATTCAGCGAACTCCAGCAGTTCAGCCCTGGTCACCTCGTCGCCCGACTTCATGCGATTGATATTCAGCATCCATTGAGGCACCGGAACGCCGGTTCCTTTCAGGTAGTCGGCCAGTTGCTCTTCTGTCATGCCGTCAAACTTGCTCATGCTATTTCCCCGCTGGTGGTCTTGTTGATGTGGCTACCGAGCGCCTCGGCAACCCACTTAACTACTTTTTCAGCTCCGGCCCGCGACTGACGTTCCTTAATTTTCTGTTTCACTGCCTCGCTACGGGCCGCCAGTGTCCTGCGCTTATCACAGCGATCTGCCCGTACGTCTGCCCATTCGCGGTTAACCTCTTTCACTGCTACCGCGCTGGCCTGACGCCAGAACGTGGCGGCAAGGTCTAACTGGTCGGCCTTCTCGAACTTGACCGCCTGGTTAGCGTTGAGCATGTAGGGGCTAAGTTTCATTCGGCCCCCATTGCTGGCAGGCTATTGATGTGATCCCGGATTGACTCAGGCACCCCGTCCAAAATGGTGATCAACGCGCACACCATGCTTTGTTCTGCTTTATCAGCTTCGAGTGCAGTGCATGCTTCTAACCAGGTATTGAGCACCTCTCGCGCTTGCTCGGTTCGGCACTGGGCATCAATTAGTTGCATTCGGTACCTCCTGTCTGGCCTGTTCTTCAGTCAACCACCACGCCACGCTACCGGTAAGCTTGCTCAACAAGGCAGCCATCGCTGTAACCTCGCTATCTGTAAAACGGTCGGGGTAGCTCTCCATCATTCGGCAGATGGTTTCAGCCTGGAGCGCCTTTTCTGCTACCTGCTCTAAGGTGATTGCCTGGGTCATTGGCGTACCACCTGCAACAGTGTGCTTTCAGGATTCAGGAGCTTGTAGGCCACGGCATCGACAAATGCATCTTCCATTGAGGTAGCACCAAGCGGCGTTAATTTGCCGCCACCGGTCAACATGGCATCGTATGAAATGGCGATTTGTTTCTGACCATCAGCAATACCGAATTCAGCGCGGATCATATCTTCGATATACACACGCATAACTTCCTCAATACTTTTTTGTGTCACATCGACACGCACTGCTTTACGACGACGAGGAATAAGCACGTCAGCCCACTTACCGCCATAATGACGCTGGCAGAAATCTAAATAGGCGAGGGCTATACGCTGTCTATTCTTTTCAATTAAATTAATTTTATTTGACATGACTAATAACCTTCTTTCTTTATTCAGGCCGAGCGAAACCGTCAGCCTGATGACTGTTATTGAAATAGTTTGTATTACTTTATTTTTTTGCGACTGCCGATTTTTGCTCTCGCTGCTTTAATTCAAATTCAGCATTGCCCGCATTTTCAAACAGCGCTTGGCTATACTTCGCTAACTGCACAAGCAAATCACCGATAGGCACCAAATGCCCCTTGGCTTCTGTATCACCAAAACCATCAGAGTCCCCAGCGGTAATCATCAGGCTACCGATTGCACCAATGCCCTGTACCAATGCCCTGTGAGCATTTTCACTATCACGAGATAGTTCTTCTAATTTATTGTCAGATAATTTATCCATACCGTGAACTATGGATTGCCAATAAACGTTCATTAACTTTCCTCCGGTGGAGTTACTTCTTGGCCCGTCCATTGGCGTTTTTTCAATTCTGTAGCTGCGTTATTGCTATTTCGTGCCAACGCCTGCTCCATTCGTGGGAGGCTTCTAAGCACCGAGCCGATTAAAAGCAAATCTCGCTTAGCCTCGCTATCTGAGTACGTCTCACTTTCTTCAGCTTCTAGAAGCAAATTCCCAATAACACGCAATGCCGAATTGACACCACAGGCAGCGGCACCATAGGTATGCTCGTTATCCTGTAATTCTTTGCTGTCTACTGCTTTAAAATCATCAGCAACCAGTGCAAAGTAAATATCACGCATGATGCACCTCGCTATCAGGCAAGCATCCAGCCAGAGATAGAACATAATCACGCACCAACTGACGGCGAGCCTCTTTCTCGCTGATGGCCTGCACGCGCTGCATGACAGGGCGTGATTTAGGATCGCAACGCAAAACAGATGCAAATAGGAAAATCTTTGTGTTATGCTTTTTATCGATCATGTTAGTTACCCCGTAGGTATTTACATTGATTAGGCTCTGGTGATTACTTGGCGGTGACGCCAGAGCCGCCTTTAAGGCCACTAAGATAGTGTGAATCCATAGAGATCTTATTTAAAAACAAGGCAAGTTCCGAGAGTTCGGCAATTGTCCCACCAAGCGACTCTATTTTTTCAGGGTTAATTTTTTTCTTGCTTGCTTCAACTGTAATATCCAAGCTGATAATGCCGATTGCATCCATAATGCTAATTAATTTTAATTCAGCATCATCTGCAATACTCGCATAATCTATGGATGTCGCATCATCTCCCTGTGAATCTGGCAATCCTTTCATATGGTAAATTTTTTCTATGCTCATCTCACTGGCTCCGTTGTTTGCCGATGAGGTGAATTTATCTCAATGATAAACTTTGGTAAAGTAAAAAATTACCAATTTGATTAATTTTTATTTATCTTTATGTTATTTAAGATAAAATAATTTCTGAGGGCATAAAAAAACCGCCAAGATAGCGGTTTAGTAAGAAGGAACGCATCAACCTAGTCTTGTGTAGGACATCTGCCACTTTCCTATGACTAGGCCCTGAATGTGGAACAATTCCTCATCTTCTGTAGTTACTTCCCATTTATCGTATGAAGCATTATCACTGATAACTATAAGCCTGTCTTTTAAGAGCTGGAGTCTTTTAATGTGTAAATTATCCCCGTAAACAAAGGCATATATGCCATCACCGACAAAACGTTCAACAGTGATGTCCAGCACGACTAATTCACCAGGCACTATGCTACCCAGCATGCTATCGCCCATGGCTGTAGCAATCTTCAGCGCCGAGGCTTTTCGTCCACCAAACATTCGACGAGCCTCTTCAGGCTCAAGTTCAATAGAACGGATCACTTCAGGGTGTTGCGTGTTTAAGTAACCATGACCACAACTGAACTCGGTGCTTAAAACCTCTAGCGTGTATCTTTTTGTATCATTATCTGCACTGTCTTTGGAGATTAGGTACCTATGGGGATTGCCAGAATTTTTATCATTTGCTGAAACTTCTCCCTCGCCTGCAATATGCTCTAACCACCCCCCCGCTGGGCTTCGCTGTGCAGCCAATCTACTTTCAATATCCCCCCATCTAGGAGAATCCATCCAGGCATGAGGCAAGTGAAGGTTTGATTCAATTCGTCTTGACAAAGCATCCCCAATATTCCTCGTCGGATTTTCACTGGTCAACTGGCTTAGCTGGGATGGAGGGATTCCTATCTCATCAGCAAATCCAGCCTTACCAGCCCCAGGCACATCAATCAGGTAGTACTGCATCAAGGCTCGAAGATTTCGACGCCTGATCTCTTTTATGTCCATTTAACAATCACCTCATTTGTTTAGCATTATGATAAATAAAAAATTCGATAAATTCAATTGCCATTTATTTATCAAAAAGGTAAATTACGCGAAAAGGAGGACAATATGAATAATCAACTTCTCAGTTGGCGTAGGGCATCTACTTCAGCAGAATGGCTTGAACTGGCTAAAAAAGCTGGGACTACAGTCGGATATCTAAACTTGATTGCATACGGATATCGTAACGCTTCCCCACGACTGGCTACAGCGATTGAAAGAGCGTCAGAAACATTCCTACAAAAATCACCAATTAAAAAAGAAAACCTTGTTTTCCCTGCTGCCTCAGCGCGGGAGGCCCGGTCATGATTGCTGCCATCAAGACGTTTGATTTCAAGTCTGACGCCGGGGAACTACTGGCCTCGGTGCGTAGCGTGCTCATCGACCAGGAACCGTGGTTTTTTGCCGTCGATGTATGTCAGGCGTTAGGGCTGACAAATCCAGCAATGGCTCTGCAGGCGGTGGATGATGAGGATAAAACTGAACATAACGATTACTTAGGTTCGGGGCGCAAGCCCATGCTGGTCAATGAATCCGGTTTGTACACGCTTATTCTCAAAAGTCGCAAAAAGCAGGCGAAGCGATTTAAACGCTGGGTTACCGCAGAGGTGTTGCCATCTATCCGTGCCACTGGTTCATACAGCCTCGCGCCAAACAACCTCCCTGATTTTGATGATCCGATAGCAGCAGCCGAGGCATGGATCGAGGTGAAGAAAGCCGAGCGGATTGCTATTGGCTACGTTCACCGCCAGGCGCAATACATCAACCATTTGGAAAATCTGTTCCAGCCCGGCATGACGCCTGCCCAGTTCTGCAAGCAGCTTAACGGCGTGAACACTCGTCAGGTGAATGCCTTCCTGGAAGACCATAACTGGCTGTTTGATGATCGCCCAGACTCCCATAGCGCCCGCTGGCGTGTGGGCCATTATGCCCGCGACCAATACCTCACCGAGCGATCTGGTCAGGTGGAGCAGGCTGATGGAAGTATGCGTGACACCTTCAAGCCGGTGCTACTCAGCAAGGGTGCAGTGTGGCTGTACCGGCATTACCTCAAAGGCAGTCTGCCAATGAAAAAAGGCTGGGATGGCAAATTTACCCACGATAAAGAACTGGCCAGCGCCGCATGAGTCGCGATCCGGTTGTCGAGCTTGACCGCCATTACACCGACAAGCGCGGCGTGGTGGTGCATGTCATTGCCTATGACCGGCTAAAACAGCAAGTCATTTTTATACGCCCAGGGTATGAGCATGAATGCATGTTGCCGCTGTGGCAGGTAGAGAAACATTTCACGAGGGTTGATGAATGAGCCAGCTGTTGCAGCTAATGGATCGGCCTGTTGCTTTCCAGCGTTCCTTTGTCCGTTTGGGCGTAGGTGTTACCGGTGCGCTTCTGCTGTCGCAGATGGTGTATTGGCATAACCGCACTGACGGAGATTGGTTCTACAAAACGCAGGCAGAGCTGGAAGAGGAAACAGGGTTAACTCGCTATGAGCAAGAGGGTGCCCGCAAGAAATTATTGAGCGCAGGGGTGCTTGAAGAAGTGAAAAAAGGCATCCCGGCCAAGCTGTATTTCCGGGTGAACGAAGCAGCTTTGCAGGCTCTCCTTTTGCCTGAAATTCAAGCACAACCAAGTAAGCGGAATACCTGCAAGCAAGGATGCGGAAATTCCGCATCCAGTGATGTGGAAAACCAGCAGGCAGGTATGGGGGTTTATCCCGAGCCGGTGTGTGGAAATCCCGCATCCATTCATACAGTAGATTACACAGAGACTACTACAGAGATCACTACAGAGAATAAAACCCTTGGTGCACAGGCTGACGCCGGTACACCTGCCAAGCCAAAAAAACAGGCGAGTGATTATTCAGATGAATTCGAACATGCCTGGTCAGAGTATCCACGCCGGGAAGGCAGTAACCCCAAGAACAAGGCCTATCAGGCGTGGAGTGCTCGCATTCGGGAGGGGGTGGGGGCCGACGCCATGCTGGTGGGCCTGCGCCGCTACGCTGAATTCTGCAAAGCCAAGGGGCAGGTAGGTACGAGTTTCGTCATGCAGGGCGCCCGCTTCTTTGGCCCCGGACAGGAGTTTGAGGCGGATTGGAAAATCCAACAAACCGGCTTTGGCGGCGGGCGTCCACCGATCGGTAATTTCGAGAGCCAGGACTATGGCGAATCTAACTGCAACTGGTAAATCTGCGAGGCGAAAATGTTTAATTTTGAATGTATCCAAGAGCGAAAAAAATTGAAGGCCCAGCATGAAGAACTGGCGGCAGAGTTGGCATTCTCCGTGGAGGGGATCGCGCCATTCCACTACGAAAGGTGGCCGATGAGCACTCAAACCATGGATTGTGCTACCCACGGCGAATACCAGGAGCACACACTGACCGGGCCAGAGTATCGCGGTAAAGCCGGTGAAAAGCGTTCCCAGTGCCCAAAATGCCTGCAGGTCAAGCTGCAAGAGGTGGAGGACGCTATCCGGCAGAACCACGTTAACGGCTTGCTTGGTGATGCCGGTATTGCGCCACGCTTCCAACACTGTGAGTTTTCCAACTACCAGCCAGTAACCGCCGCCGCGGTGAAGAACTTGGCACGCTGCCAGCGTTACACGCAGGGCTGGCCGAAGATTTTCGCCGCAGGAACGGGGTTGGTTATGACCGGCAGTTGCGGCACAGGCAAAAACCATTTGGCTGTTTCGATGGCAAAACAAATTATCCGCGACCACCTGGCCGAGGTGCTAATCACTGATGTCATGCGCCTTACTCGCGCAGTTAAAAGCACTTGGCGCAAAGATGCCGAGCGTACAGAAGCGGATGTGCTGGATATGTATTCAACCGTGGATCTGCTGATTATCGATGAAGTTGGTGTGCAATTCGGGACGCCCGCAGAGCTGGCTATCCTGCAGGAGATCGTCAATGCGAGATATGAAAACATTCTGCCGACAATCCTGATTAGTAACCTCACGTTTGAACAACTGAAATCGTTCATCGGAGAGCGGATTGTCGATCGCGTAACAGACGGTGGCAGCAACCGCTTGGTATTTGACTGGGAGAGCTACCGCAGCAACAAGGCGGGAGTAGCTGCATGACTCACGAAGAAGCTGAAAGCGCAGTCATTGGCGGCCTGCTATTGCGCGAGGGTGATGGCGTATGCCTTGAGGTGCTAGCGACACTGACGCCGGAGGCATTCGCCACACGCCAATACCGCGAAATGTATCAGGTGATCAAGCGTCTCGTTTTAACGGGCGCAGAGGTCACGCCGTTTATCGTTGCCGACAAGTTAGGGCCGGAGTATTCGCCAATCGCTGCGACCACCTCAAGCCAGGCATGGGCTCGGGCAGGGTTGGCCAGTTATGCCGATATGGTAAAGCGTAATCACTTTATCCGGCAGGCTGAACAGATGATTGCTGACACGCTGGAAGGCATTAAAACCTCTCGTTCTGGTGATGATGCTATCGAGGTTATCAAGCAGCTGCAGGGCAGCATTCAGCAGTTGAATATGGGCGATGATAGCCGCGTTGCTGTGCATATCGATGACTTAATCACAGGCATCACGGATCGTCTTGATGCCCGGATGTCCGGCACGGAGGAAGGGCGGAACATCCTGACAGGGATAGAAGAACTGGATGGCATTACAGGCGGGCTCGAACCAACGGATTTAGTCCTGCTTGCCGCTCGTCCATCGGTCGGTAAAACCGAATTCGCCTTGAACCTGATTGAAAAAATCACCGATCACGGCGGTGGCGTGTTGATGTTCAGTATGGAAATGGCCGCAATCCAGATTGCAGAACGGCAAGTAGCCGGTGCTGGTGGCTTCTCGACAACCAAGTTTAAAAAGCCCCAGGAACTGGAAGATGAAGACTGGGCACGGATCTCTGACGGTCTAGGCCGAATGGCAGGGCGACCAATTTGGATCATTGACGCCAACGACATGACGGTAGAGCAGATCTGCGCTGACGCCGAGCGCATGAAGATGGAACACCCTGAACTGGTCGCTGTATTTGTGGATTACCTTGGGCTGATCAGGATGAACGATCGGCAGCGCCACGACATCGCGGTAGGTGAGGTTTCACGAGGGTTGAAGCGGTTGGCCATGCGCAACAAAACGCCGGTAGTGGCGTTGAGCCAGTTATCTCGGGGCGTGGAGCAGCGACCAAATAAGCGGCCTGTAAACGCTGATCTAAAGGATTCAGGCAGCATTGAGGCCGATGCCGATTTAATCATGATGCTCTATCGCGACGAGCTTTATCACGAGAACAGCCCCGCCAAAGGGATAGCGGAAATTAACGTTACAAAAAACCGGAATGGGCCTCTGGGAACAATTTACCGCCAGTTCCGTTACGGTCATTTTTTGCCAATAGACCAGGCGGAAGCAGAGCGACTCAGTAAGCCACAGCCAGCAATCAAAGCAGGTCGCAGCTACGCAAAGAGGGATCGGTAATGAAACTTACCTCAGAAGATGAGCACACCATCGAGCAGTACATCCGCGCCGCACATGGAGGTTATACCGGGCGCGTCGGGATCTGGATGGAACGACTAAAAGAGTTACATATGCCGTTCAGTCGGTTGGTGGTTATGACGGCGATGATGAAAGCGCGGCATGAATCGAAGAGGGCAAAGAATGCGTGACATTCAGATGATATTAGAGCGGTACGGCGCATGGGCTGCCAACGAAGGCGCTGGAGTGGGTTATTCGCCGATCGCTGGTGGGTTTAAAGGGCTGTTACCGGCATCAGGAAAATCTCGGCCCAGTTGCTGTGACGATGATGGACTTATTATTAATTCAGCTGTGGCTTGCCTCAAGAAAAAAGACCCATACCTTTGCACGTTACTGGAGTGGTATTACGTCCAACGATTACCGTTGCGTACAATGGCCGTGAAATTAGGTATATCGCACAATCACGTATCTACCCGGCTGCAGAAAGCTGAGGGGTTTATTGATGGCTGCCTTGCTGTGCTAAATGTTCCTCTGGAAATGGATGCCTCTTGCCAAAAGGAATGTATTTATCCACCCGCACTGAAAAAGGTTGTGTAATTACAAAATAGGCGTTAATCTGATAAGAGTGGTTACTTCGCCACACCGCTTACCATCGAAACCCTGCCAGAAATGGCGGGGTTTTTTATAGGTTGTTAACCCATCGTTTGTTTTTTAACCGCATACTGTCCCTGAACTGACTGAAAAGGGACTGATATGTTGAAGGGGGGGGGTGACGGTTGTAATTGTGGTGATTTTGGCGCTAGGGGGCGGGTTACTCATCAAAAGCGCTAATGCGTTTTGTGGTCATGAATTCACGCGTGTCGGTATCTGTGGACACATACCGGCCATTAGATTTCTGAGTGAGAATTCGAGGCATAGAAACGCCGCATCTATCAAGCCCTAGCCTAACCGCTGGGGCTTTTTGCTAATTGAACCAAAACATATTGAAAAACAAAAAAGCTGACAAAATTGCCAGAGTGGAAACCAAAAACAGTAATGTGAGCCATTCACGCATGATTTTTCCTAGTGCTATCTATCGCATTGTTTAAAGAAAAAAATGCCCTAAGCAACTAGAGTTGTTCAGGGCCAGGCGTTCAGAAAGGCATGTTGTTATTTTTGGTTGGCATGCCACCAACTTCAGGATGGGTGTCTATAATTACACTGCTGCCGATTTGAATGCAAAAAAAACCACCACCCTCCGTTAGGGCGGTGGGAGTCAATATGACCAACACCAGGGAACCGGCACTACATAAGATGGATTAGCTGCTTGAGCAAGCTAGTGGTTAGTATCATTAACGATTCTTATGTTTTTAAGCAATCCTGAACGTATCGTTAATTGATTGAAATCAACAAAACATAGGGCTGCGCATATGCGTGGCCTTTTTGCATTTAGTCGCCCGTTAAAACAGTCAATCACCGCAACACCCTCGTTTATCGCTGAGTGACTACGGCCTGGCGGGCTAACCCTATTTAAAACAGCACACTGCCCGAATGCGGGAGGTGGAGATCATGAAGATGGACGACAGATACAGCAACGCGACATACAGCAGTGCTGGTCTTGCCGCCTTCTTTGCTAGCTTATCACTGCAAGATTGGGGATTTATTATCGGCGTGGCGTTCAGTATTGCGCTCGGTATCCTGACTTATCGGCTGAATCGGCGAGAGCAAATGAAGCGGACCAGAATACTGCAGGAAATCAGCGACAAGACAAACCCAAGCAACCCATCAGCCACTGTGCAAGTTATTGCCGAACTGGGCGAGAAAGCCCCGAAGGAGATTTAACATGCGCGAAGGATTGTTGAGAAAGCTTTCGCCATATCTGGCTGGTAGCGCCCTGGTGATTGCCAGCGTGATGCTGCCAGAGCTTGAGGGCATAAAGTACGTTGCCTCGCCAGATGTCGCTGGAACGCTAGACGTTTGCTACGGCCATACCGGCAAAGACATCATCAAGGGTAAGCACTACACCGAGCAAGAGTGCAGAGCATTGCTTGATGCCGATCTGCGAGCTGTGGCTGCTGGTGTCGATCCCTACATCCGCTCGGACATCAGCAACACCCAGCGGGCCGCAATTTACACCTTTGCGTATAACGTCGGCGTTACCGCGTTCCGCAACTCCACGATGCTGAAAAAAATCAACGCAGGTGACCAGAAGGGTGCTTGTGATGAATTACGCCGCTGGACATATGCCGGTGGCAAGCAATGGAAGGGGTTAATGAATCGCAGAGAGATAGAGCGCGAAGTTTGCACCTGGAGTGAAAAAAGTGTTAAGCCTGAAATCAAAACTCATAATCGTGCTGAGTCTGACGGCGGGATTATCCCTGGTGTCGCTGTACCTGTTCCGGGTTTCTTCTGAAAATTCATCACTGCGTAAGGCTAATGGCCAATTATCGCAAAACCTCCGCATCCAGTCTGATTTGCAGATCCGCGCAAACGCGATAGACACCCAACGAACAAAGGAATTGAACCATGCAAAAAGTCAGATTGATGATTTGGAACGTGCCGTTGCTGATGGTTCTCGGCGGTTGCAGCTCAACGCCACCTGTAAATCCACCACAGCTACCACCACCGGCAGCATGGCTGATGCAACCAGCGCCAGACTTACTGACTCCGCTGAGAGCGAATCGAAACCGCTCGAAGCCAAATAGCTGGATTGCAAGATTACATTAAAGATATTTGTTTAAAATAAAGGTAGAATAAATAAATGTGCAATCTTCTTTCGGTGGCTGTCGTGGATATCGTTAAAAACTTCTTCAAAGAGTCAGTTTCATTTTTAGCATCTGTTCTTGTACTTGTTGCTGGGTCGTATTATTTGGCTGCTAAGTATATTATTAATGCTAACACTGTCGTTGGTGCTGTTATTTATATTGCTTGCGCCCTGTCATTTCTTTTGTTGTCTCTTATAGCTTCATATTTGGTTGGAAGTGAAGCCATTAATACATACAGAAGGTTAAGAGGGAGAAAGCTGAAATTACTGCTGGGATTGATTATAGTAGTTAATATTGTCGGTTATATTGGTACCGTTGCAATTTCTGCGGCAAATCTCGGAGCTGCAGTCTCGGCTACCATACCAAAAGATTACACAAAACCTATTATGCCGCCCGTAATTCCTGAAAATATGACATATGGAGATAGCGTTGTGATGAACCTTGATTTATTGAGAGCATTAGAGCAATGCAATATTGATAAAGCTGAAATTAGGAAAATAGAAGAATCAAGAAAGTAACATTACAGAGCGCCTATGCGTTGCTTGTCGCAGTCTCTCCGTCTTAACTGTGACGCATTTTCCTATTGTGCCGAGTGGGCGGGGTTAATCAATAACAGGTAACACCGTTTCATAGCGTAGCGGCCTACCGGTGCCGTGGTGGAAGAAACCGGGAGTAATACAGAGCCTTTTCGCTGAGAGGGTTCGATATTACAGATAAGCAATGCTGCCATTAGTCACCTACCGCGCACCCTGCGCACGGCTGCTGGCGGCATTTTATTTTATTCCAAAGTACCAGGCTAATTTTCCGCATTGACAGAATAATCGGCCTGTTTCCTGCTGGGCGGGTTACCCAAATCACGAGGGTTATACTTCAAGAAGCAGTGGATAGTTCTAAAAGGAGTCGAAAATGACGCTAACGAAAGAACAGAAGGCGCTTTTCGATGCCCTGACAGCGCTACAGAAAAAGTTTGTCACGCACCTCATCAAAGGTAAGAACCAGACGGACGCTTACAAGGCTGCCGGGGGGAAGGCCAAGGGCGACTCGGTACACGTCCAGGCAAGCCGGATGATAAGTTTTGATAAGGTTCAAGCCTTCCTCCAGTCCGTTCAGTACGAAGCCGTCAGCGAGGCAATTATGACCCGCACGGAAGCGCTGGAGAGATTAACGGTTATGGGCCGCGCTCGCATCCGTGACCTGGTCGTTTTTTCTGAGCACAACATGGGCGAGGATGAAGACGGCAACCCAGTGATACAGGCCGCCTGGCGCTTCAAGGATTCAGTGAAGCAACACCCGGAAATGTTGGACGCGATCGCAGAGGTCACCGCTGGCAAAGAGGGCATCAAGTTAAAGCTGCATGACTCACGCGGGGCCATCAAGCAGATCGGCGAAATGCAAGGCTGGGAGGCTCCGAAGAAAACAGAGGTGACCGGCGCGAACGGTGGCCCGATCCAGACCGAGAACACCAACATGTCAGCGGAAGAAGCCGCCGAGGCATACAGCAAGATGATGGGGTGAAACTGGCAGAAATAGCCGGTTCATTCAATTTTAAAGCTATGCAAAATTGGCCGTTTTTATGCATCGTTTATGCAGTCCGTTCCCCGCCACTTTCCCGAGAAGTCTTTAGGAAATAAGGCGTTGAAGGAGCGATGTGAGCGAATGGTGTTACGGCGGTGCGGGTAACAGTGTTTATGTTAAAAAGTCCCATTTTTCTCTCATTTTTCCAGAGTAGTCAGTTATGCCTATTCCGTTCCCGTTCGACTTCAAGAACCCTGATTATCAAATGGTGTTCGAGTGGCGCATGGAGCGATTACAGCGCATTCGCACTAATCCTGAAATGCTGCCCGCTCTCCGGGCGTTCTACCGTGACAACCCTGCTCAGTTCATTATTGACTGGGGCATGACCACCGACCCGCGCAACCTGGACTACGGGCTGCCGGTATCCATTCCTTTTCTGCTGTTCCCCAAACAGGAAGAGTGGGTTCACTGGGTCATGGATCGCCGTCGCAATATGGAGAATGGGCTGACGGACAAAAGCCGCGAAATGGGCCTGAGCTGGGTATCAGTCGGCCTGAGTGCCACGCTATGCCTTTTCAATAAAGAGATGGTGATAGGGTTCGGCTCGCGCAAAGAAGAGTATGTGGACAGTACCGGCGACCCAAAAGCGCTGTTCTGGAAGGCCCGCAAGTTTATTGCCACGCTACCCGTAGAGTTTCGCGGATCGTGGGACGAGAAGAAACACGCCCCCTACATGCGCGTAGAGTTCCCTGATAGCGGCTCAATCATCAAGGGTGAGGCTGGTGACAACATCGGGCGCGGTGACCGCTCAACTATGTATTTCGTGGACGAGAGCGCATTCCTCCAGCGCCCGCTGTTAATCGATGCGTCCCTATCGCAAACCACGCGCTGCCGTATCGATCTCTCATCGGTCAACGGCATGAACAACCCGTTCGCACAGAAGCGACATAGCGGCAACATTCCCGTATTCACGTTTCACTGGCGCAGCGATCCGCGCAAGGATGATGAGTGGTACGCGAAAGAATGCAAAAAAATCGATAACCCGGTGATTGTGGCGCAGGAACTAGACCTCAACTACAGCGCCTCAGCTGAAGGTGTTCTGATCCCGTCTGAATGGGTACAGGCCGCTGTCGATGCACATATCAAACTCGGGATCCAGCCGACCGGCCAGCGCTTAGGTGCGATGGATGTGGCGGACGAGGGCCGAGATAAAAACGCTCTTTCATGGCGTCACGGCTTCCTGCTGGAGGATGTGGAGGAGTGGTCTGGTGTGGGTAGTGATATCTACGGTTCGGTCGAGAAAGTTTTCGGCCTGTGCGACCTCCATGATCTAGAGGCTTTCCGCTTTGATGAGGATGGACTAGGTGCAGGGGTACGTGGTGACGCCCGCGCTATCAATGAAAAGCGCAAGATTGAGCAGGTGCGCCAGATTACAGCGACGCCATTCCGTGGCAGTAGCTCAGTGTTTGAGCCGGATGAAGAGGCCGTAAAAGGAGATAGCGGACAGAAGGGGCGACTAAATAAAGACTTCTTCGCCAATGCCAAGGCGCAAAGTTGGTGGCGCTTACGCAAGCTATTCCAGAACACCTACCGGGCAGTAAAAGAAGGCATGGCCTACAACCCCGACGAAATCATCTCCATCAGCGGCACCATGGAGAGGAAAGACAAACTCATTATCGAGCTTTCACAGCCAACCTATTCAATAAATGGGGTTGGCAAAATCATCGTGGATAAACAGCCTGACGGCACCAAGTCGCCGAACCTGGCCGACTCAGTGATGATTAACTACGCCCCAATGGACAGCTCCTTGGATGTCTGGGCCGCGCTGGGTAGGAAGAAATAAACATCGCTAATTTTTAGTGAGGAAATATGGCCCGTAAGAATCGCCGAAACGGCGCGAACAAGCCCGTTAGGACTGCTGACGGGTTCAACAACTTCCCCGCGAAACTGGGCGCTCAAACACAGAATATTCAGTCTGCAGGTACCTACGTTCCAGGGTATATAACCCGCAACCGTGTTCAGCTCGAATTTGCCTACCGCTCGTCCTTCCTGATCGGTGCCGGTGTGGACGCAATGGCTGATGATATGACCCGCAAAGGGATTAACATTAGTTCAAAGCTAAAGCCTGGGCAGAAAGGGAAGGTCGAAACCTTTTGGGATAGTGCGGCCATCTGGGACGGGCTGAACGATACGCTTAAATGGTCACGCCTCTACGGTGGTGCTCTGCTGGTTGTGATGATCGAAGGGCAGGACATGTCTACGCCTCTGAGGCTGGATTTCATCAAAGAGGGCCAGTTTCAAGGCGTGATATGCCTTGATCGATGGATGGTGGCACCCAGTTACGATGACCTGGTGAGCGACTACGGGCCCTCATTTGGTAAGCCGAAGTTTTACAAGGTAGTGACGGCCGCTGCTGGTATCCCTCCCTGGAATATCCACCATAGCCGCCTCATCCGAATGGAGGGGGACTCGCTGCCGTATCAACAGGCGCTAACGGAGAATGGTTGGGGGATGTCGGTCGTAGAGCGAATATTCGAACGCGTTCAAGCATTCGATACCGCAACGGTCGGCACCACGCAGTTGATCCACAAAGCGCACCTGCGCACATACAGCATTGATGGGTTACGTAAAATCCTGGCCGCAGGCGGGGATCTGGAGGAGGGACTCAAGAAGCACCTGGACTTGATCCGAGAGTTTCAGACCATTGAGGGCATGACCTTGATGGATAAGAGCGATGAGTTCCAGACGCACAGCTACTCGTTCGCGGGTATTGCTGACGTCATCCTACGCTTTGCCGAGCAGGTTTCCGGTGCAACAGGTATTCCACTGGTTCGCCTGTTCGGTCAATCTCCCGCCGGATTTAGTACGGGTGACGGTGACCTGGAGAACTATTACAGCCGGGTTAACTCGCTGCAAGAGCGTCGTCTAAGGCGACACATTCGCTGGCTGCTGGACATTACCTGGCGGTCAGAGTTCGGCGAGGCCTTGCCTGATGATTTCTCATTCGAGTTTAACAAACTGTGGGAAATGTCAGACACCGATCGCGCAACAATGGCCAATAACATTGCCAGCGCCCTGGGCGCTCTTGTTGACCGCCAGATCATTCCTATCCACTCAGCCATGAGCGACCTGCGCAATATTTCAGACGTGATCGGCATCGGTGGTTCAATAACGGATGAGGATATCGAGAATGCGCAGAAAGAGTGGGCGGAGCATGAATCTGAAACCAGCCCTCCGCCGCCGTTCGGAACTGATCTACAGCAAAAGCCTACTGGGGATAGTCAGCCAAATAAATCAGATAGTCACTGGTTCCTACGATGGTTCCCAGGCAAGCGCTAACACGATTGCTGGCCACCTCATCGATTACTCACAGGTTATTGATGACTGGGCTGCGATGGTGGCGCGAAAAATGTTCCTGCAGGTTGAGCGTGAAGAATGGCACCAGTGGCGATCGGTATCTCAGCAGATATCCGAGGGCTTGCGCGATGTGGTAGGGAATACCCATGTTGGACAGGTGACGCAGGATATTGTCTATCGTCAAATCCAACTGATGAAATCGCTACCGCTGGAAGCCGCTGACCGCGTAAAAGACATTCAGGATCGCGCAATTCAGGCAGTTATTAATGGAGAGCGTCCAGATCAGCTCTACGAAATGATTATGCAGTCTGGTGACGTTGCAGCGAGTCGAGCGCGGCTTATAGCCCGTACTGAAATCGGAAGGGCAACCGGTGCGCTAACACAGGCTCGCGCCTTATCAGTAGGTTCTGAGGGCTACTGGTGGCGCATTGAAGGCGCAGGCACCAGACCGTCACATAAAAAGATGCGGGATAAATTTGTGCTCTGGACTAACCCGCCAACACTGGACGGAATGACCGGGCACGCTGGATGCTTACCCAATTGCCAATGCTGGCCTGAAGTTCAGATACCCGGGCCGAGAAAGTAAAAACACAGCGTAGGGCATCGATTTTACCCCAAACCCAATACCCGCGATTTGTTATCAAAATGTTGTATTGAGAAAGCCGGGAATTCCCGGCATTTGATATCGACTTTTAACCCTTTCGGTGTGTTTACGGCGTGAGTGCTGATCCGGCGGTGCGCAAAAGGGTCATTATGTTAAAAAGCCCAGAAATGAATGCAATTATCCTTCTATCGATTGGTCGCCTTGGCGGCCTTTTTAATGCCCGCAGGTAACTCATGAAATATTTCTTTACGACCCGCCTGGGCGAAACGCGCTACCAACTGGCCGACGGTTCACTTTTGTGTAAAGACGTACCCGTCGCCCGTACCGGTACGCAGGTATACCTACCTGAAGAAATCGACCTGGAGCCAGATGCGAGTGGCACGGTTACGGTATGGCGAACAGAAGACGAAGTTTTCTCCCCGGAGACCATGGCCAGTTTTGAGGGCGTAGCCATAACGCTCGACCACCCGGAAGACGAGAACGGTAATGTCGAGTTTGTGTCGCCAGACAATTTTGCAAAGTTGGCCCACGGACACATGCAGAATGTTCGCCGCGGTACAGGTGATAAATCAGACCTGTTGTTATGCGACATGCTCATCAAACGACGCGAGGCGATCGACGCAGTTAATCGCGGCATTACGGATGTGAGCCTCGGTTATGACGCGCAATACAAGCAACTGGCCCCCGGCAAGGGCAAGCAATACCAAATCACAGGAAACCACGCGGCGCTCGTTAAAAAAGGCCGGGCGGGGTCTCGTTGTGCTCTCGGGGATTCAGCCCCAACCATCAAAAAGGAGAGGCCTGTAATGTCATGGCTTAAAAAACTGGCTACGGCCATCAAGACAAAAGATGAGGCGGCATTACAACAGCTCATCGATGAGGTGCCGTCGGATGGGATGAGTTCGATCCCCGGCCACACTATCAACATTAACGTGCCATCTCAGGCAACGGCATTGCCCCCGGAGGATCGCACAACCACGGACAATCTCCCGGCCCCGGAAAATAAAACCGGTGATGAGGAGGTCCCAGCTTGGGCGCAGGCCTTGATTGCCCGCATGGATGCGCTGGAGGGCAAAACCACGGATAGCTCGACCCTCGAACTGGAAAATAAAACCGGTGATGAGGATTTGGAGGAGGATGCAAAAGTCACTGCTGATGCCGCTTACCGCCGCAACATCATTGCTGATGCTGAAATCATCTGCCCAGGCTTCACCCCGGCGACCGACAAAGGGCTGAAGCGTCAGGTGCTGGATCACGCCATGCGCACCGGAGACAGCTTGAAGGCCTTCGGTGTGGGTGACTTTAGCAAGGCACCAAAGGCTACTGTTGATGCTGTTTTCACTGCCGCCGTGGCAATGAACAAGCAGAAAAACCAACTCAACCCACAGGCGCTGCGCACCATCGACGGCGCTACCAATTCAAAATACCTCACGCCGGCAGAGCTGAACAAGCTGTATGCCGCTCACTGGGCCAAACAGAAATAAGGTAATCAACATGGCAGGAACTGCTTATTTAACCCGGATGCCCATGGGCATTACCGGTGCTGTGACTCGTCCCCGCGATCTCACCATTGAGCCGGTGACGCTGGATACTCAGAAGCCTTTCACCTCCTACGGGCTGGTTGGCAAGTATGTCAGTGACAAATTTGTGCCGCTGGTCGATGGAGACACCATCGGAAAAGTGAAGGGTATTTTGGTTCGACCATATCCAATCACCTCGCTCGCAGATCTGGCACATCTTGGCGTCAGTGCCAACCAAGTCGGCGACAACCTCAAGCGCGGTTACATCTGCGTGAAGGCTACCGCCGGTAGTGCGGCGACAGCCAAGAAGGGCGATCCAGTTTACGTCCGTGTCGCTGGTGGCACCCAGGCAAGCCCGGTAGGGAGTTTTGTTCTGACGCAGGATGCCACTGCAACTAATACACCTCAGTTGCCGAGTGCAGAGGTGATGGGGCCAGGCGAAGCCGACGGCCGCGTTGAAATCGCCTATAACATCTAAGGAAAATTGAATGCTTACAATTGACCGAGCTACCATCGACTCCTCCGGCACATTCCTTGTCGGCGAACTGGAGCGCATGGATCAAACGCTGAACATGCCGCTAACGTCCATCAAATGGACGCGCGACATGCCATTGCGTAGCGATATTTCTATCGCTGACGAAGTGTCATCCTTTACCAACACCGACTTTGCCAGCGTCGGCGGACCTAATCCAAATGGCAAGAACTGGATGGGCAAGAAGGGCACTGCGGTCCCTGGTATGGAACTGGATATCACGCCAACGCGTAATAACCTGACCCCTTGGGCGCAAGAGGTTGGCTGGACAGTGCTGGAATTGGCGTCCGCTCAACAGGTTGGCCGTCCGATCGATACGCAAAAGTACGAAGGCATGAAGCTCAAGTGGAATATGGATACCGACGAGCAGGTCTATATCGGTGATACCGAACTGGGCGTGTCCGGGCTGCTTAACCTGCCTTCCGTCATTCCATTGGCTGCTGCGGCTAAATGGACCGCCACCACCGACCCTGACGTGATCGTGCAGGATATCAACCTGGTGCTTTCCGATGGCTGGCTGCGTTCCGGTTATGCCGTATGCCCAGGCAAGATCGGTATGGCCCCTGAATTGTTTGGTCTGCTGGCGAGCAAGAAGGTTTCTTCTGCGGGCAACATCTCCGTACTGGAATACGTGAAAATCAACACGATTGCTTTCCAGGAGAACGGGGAACCACTGGAGATCGTCTCCATGAAGTGGGCATCCAAGCGTGGTGCTGGTGGTGCGCATCGTATCGTTGCTTATACCCAGGACGAAAAATACGTTCGCTTCCCGATGGTGCCGCTTCTGAGCACACCACTGGAGTATCGCGGCATGCAGCAACTCACCGTGTACTACGGCAAGCTGGGGCAGGTTGAAACTCCGTATTCCAATACGATCTCTTACCTGGACATCCCCTCGGCCTGACAAGTGATGGCGGGGAAACCCGCCCCTCATGGAGTATCAAAATGAAATATATCGTATCTGGAGCGGCCTCACTCAGCTTTGCCGATGGAACCAAGTTTGAGTTGGTACCAGGCATCCACGATGGCTTCCCTGATGAGGTCAAAAATCACTGGGCATTCAGCTCTTACGCCAAACTCCTTGATGAGAAGGATTTTGAAAAAGAGCAACAACACAGCGATCTGACCGTGCGTGTTGGCGTGCTGGAGAGTGAGATCACCAACTTGAAAGCGCAACTGGCCGACAAGGACAACGAAATCACCAACCTCAAGGCGCAACTGGCCGACAAGGCCGGAGATAAGGCTGATGACGGCGAGGCACCCGCAGGTAACGCGAAGGATTCAGCCAATGCCAAAAAACAGCCTACTACCAACAAGTGAGCAGTTCCGCACTGACTTCCCAGAGTTCGAAGATAAAACCCGTTTCCCTGACGCCTCAGTAAATTTCTACCTCTCGATGGCTGACGACCTGCTCAATCAGGACAAGTTTGGAGATAAGTTCGTCTACCTGGCCGAATTGATGACGGCGCACTATGTCGAGTTGCGCGCGAAGCGCACCGCATCGGCAGCTCGCGGGGCGTTGAATACTTCCGGCGGAGGCGTGACCACATCCAAATCGGTCGATAAGGTCAGCGTCAGTTATGACGTGTCCGGCATTATCGATCCGGATGCTGGCTTCTGGAATAACACCGACTATGGCCGGGAGTTTTTCTGGTGGTGGGAAATGTTCGGTGCGGGCGGAAGGCAGTTGCTATGAAAAGCGGACTCAAGATCAGAAGGGACAATGCCGAATCAGTGTTATCGGCTCTGCGCTCACTCTCAAAAATGGATGTGCTGGTGGGCATACCAGAGGCCAATGCGGCGCGAGAAGATGGGGAAGCCCTGAATAACGCCGAGATTGGCTATCTGCAGTCAACCGGTGCCACCGTAAGCATTGGTGGTCAGACAGTCACGCTACCGCCGCGCCCCTTTCTGGATATGGGGATCGAAGATTCACGCGACACCACCACTGGTCACCTGAAAGCTGCCGCCGAGCTGGTGCTGGAGGGTAATTCGTCGGCGGCACTGAATGAGCTGGAGAAGGCCGGGCAGGTTGCGCGTGATGCTTCCAAGAAGGTGATCGGCGACGGTGATAGGCTGCATCCCATCTCCGATATGACGAAGGCCAACCGCCGTGCGCAAGGTCTGCCTGGTGATAAGCCGTTATGGGCTCATGGTTATCTGCTTCGCTCCATCACCTATGTAGTAAGGAGTAAATAATGCCATTTCTCGACGTTACAGAGGTGCTGCTGGATCCTGACTTTGTAGACACCTCTTTGGTTTGCCGTCGGCAAAATCAGAGTGTTGATGAAGATAACTTCCCCGTGAATACCTCCCAGAACATTCCTTTTAGTGGGGTGGTTACTGTTGATCGTTCACTTGAAGCCAAGCGAATGGCGGCGGGACAGAATATCAACGGCGCAATCCTCATCGTGACGCAATTCCGGCTAACCCAGGGCATGAAGAGCAGCGATGGAGGCCCCTATCTGGATGCTGACCTGGTCACTTATGACGGGGGAGTGTACCGGGTAACGTTTGTTGACCCGTATACACGCTATGGCGCTGGGTTCGTGCAGGCTCATTGCGAACTGGTGGAGATGGGAGGTAGCTAAGTGAGCAACGATAGCACCACATCAGGCTACCTAACCCCCATTGGCCTGTCCCCTGAGTATGATGAAGGGTTTGAGCGCCTCATTAGCCGATGGATCCGTGGGCTCACTGGCCTGGAAAAAAGCGTTGTCTACCGTCGATGGACTGACCCGCAGATCCAAATACCCAAAAATGGCACAACATGGTGCGCATTCGGTATTGCTGGGGTGCAGGAAGACGCCAATCCGGCTTACATCCAAGGTGATGAGAGTGCCGAACAGTGGTCACACGAAACCATCGATATTCTGTGCTGCTTCTACGGCCCGCAGGGAATGTCGATGGTAACCCGTTTTCGTGATGGGTTATTCGTTCCGCAAAACAACGACGAACTGAAAAAAAACAGCCTGACCCTCTTGGACAGTGGGCGGATATTTAACCTCCCTGAACTCATTAATAACCAGTGGGTACGTCGGTACGACATCACAGTCCGCCTGCGCCGCAAAATTATCCGCGAGTACGGTATCAAATCGCTGGTGGAAGCACCGGTTCAATTCTTCGGAGAATAATCTATGTCACAGGGCTTACCTGTATCGAACATCGTCAACGTGACGGTGAATATGGCCTTGCGTGCTGCGCAGGGCCGAAACTTCGGGGCGTTGCTCATTGTCGGCGGATCCCCGGTCATTGATGGCAATCAGCGCATGCGCAGCTATTCCAGCATTACGCAGGTTGGGGCTGATTTTGGCATGAATACGCCGGAATATAGTGCAGCGTCGCTTTACTTTCAGCAGGCACCGCAACCGAAAGCCCTCTTTATCGGGCGCTGGGTCAAGGCTGACCAGGCCGCATTACTGCGCTGTGGGATTTTGACACCGGCACAGATGGCGATCAGCACCTGGGCGACGGTCACCGATGGGGCGATGAAAATCACTATCGACGGTACCGCAAAGACGATCACTGCCTTGAATTTCTCGGCTGAAACCAACCTTAACGGTGTTGCCGCGCGGATCACCGAGAAATTAACCACGGCCACAGTGACGTGGGATGCGGCAAACAGTCGTTTTCTCATCACGTCGAAAACCTCCGGTTCGTCTTCTGCTGTTGGCTACGGTTCGGCGAACACCGCCGGTACCGATGTTTCCGCCATGATGAAGGCGGCGCAAAATGACGGTGCTTTAGCTATAGCGCGAGCAGCGGCTGAAAACATTCAGTCGTGTATCTTCAAACTGGCCGACATGTCTACAGGCTGGTATGGCCTGCAAATCGCGGATACGTCGCTTTCTGATGACGATGTAGTGAGCGTGGCTGCGTTTATCCAGTCCGAGGATGTTTCTCGTATCTATGGTCACACCACGCAGAACACCGGCGTTCTTGACCTGGACAACACGACCGATATTGCCAGCAAGTTGAAGGCGTTAACCTACGGACGCACCTTTGTGCAGTATTCCAGCGCCAGCCCGTACGCTACAGCGTCCATTTTTGGCCGCGCCTTTACCGTCAATTTCCTGGGCAACAACACGACGATCACCCTGAAATTCAAGCAGCAACCAGGTATCGCGGCGGAATTCCTGACGCAATCGCAGGCCAACACGCTGACCGCGAAAAACTGCAACGTGTTTGTTCACTACGACAACGACACCGCCATTATCCAAGAGGGTGTGATGTCGAACGGCGATTTCTTCGATGAGCGCCACGGCTTGGACTGGTTGCAGAACTACGTACAGAACAACCTCTATAACGTGCTCTACACCAGCACCACCAAGGTGCCGCAAACCGATCCGGGTATCACGCGCTTGCTGACCAGTGTTAACGGTTCGCTCGAACAGGGGGTCACCAACGGTCTGATTGCGCCGGGTGTGTGGAATGGCGATCCGGTCGGTGAATTGAACGCCGGCGATACGCTGACGGCGGGTTATTACACCTACGCGCCGCCAGTGGCCAGTCAATCACAGGCTGAAAGGGATGCACGCCGCGCACCGGTGATCCAGTGCGCGATCAAACTGGCCGGCGCGGTGCACTTTGCTGACGTCATCATCAATGTAAATCGATAAGGGGCGAAAATGTCTACTTACAGCTTTTTGGATTTTTCTGCCTCGATCGTCGGTCCTGGTGGTTCTTTCGATCTGGGCTATGGATCAGGTAACTCTGAAGAGGGTGTCACTGTCGCCATGGTTGAGGCAAAGAACACCATGACCATCGGTGCAGGGGGCGACGTAATGCACAGCCTGCACGCAGGGAAAGGCGGAACCATCACGGTGACGTTGCTCAAGACTTCCCCAACAAATGCCAAATTAAGCGCACTGTATGCGGCTCAGTCGCTTTCGTCTGCGACCTGGGGCAATAACATCATTGTGATGCGCAACAGCGCCAGTAATGACGTTTGTTCTGCGCGATCAGTTGCGTTTCAGAAGGTACCCGACTGGCAGAACGCCAAAGACGGTGGCACGGTGGCGTGGGTATTTGATGCGGGCAAGGTCGATATGCTGCTTGGCACATTTTAAGGGGTAATACATGGAATTCGAAATCAAGGGTCAACAGTATCGTGCGGCCAAATTAAACGCCTTTGCCCAACAGGATGTAGCAATCGCGTTGGCACCCGTTCTTTCCGGAATGGTGCCGCTGCTCAAAGACGTAATGAATGGAAAGGGCAAGGAACTGGCGGACGATAAGAACCGCCTATTCGATGAGATTATCCCGCTGGTCGTAAAGGCGGTTTCCCAGTTGAGCAAAGAGGGACGCAACGAGATCAACCGCGCTTGCCTGGCTGTGGTCACTCGGCAGCAGGGGAATGTGTGGTCAAAGATTTACGAGCCATCTCAAGGGGTGATGCTGTTTGACGACCTAAATGGCCTGGACCTGGTTTCCATCGTTGGCCGAGTGGTTCAGGACTCTCTCGGGGATTTTTTTCCCGCAGCCCCAGAGAGCGCCACCAGTACGGACAAGCTGCCTCAATAGCGACTGAATCGCTGCCGAACGGGCGCAGTTATCTGATGCGCCCGGTTCACGCCAACATGTGCAAATTTGAATCACTTAAAGATGGCACCCTGACGCTGGCCGATATAGCGCTGATGAACGAATCGCTCGATGTGGAAGCGGAAAACCGATATCTGTTGAAAAAATGGCAGGAAGACAATGAGCGCTGAAACCATCAAGGACTTTTTAATCTCGCTGGGGTTCGATGTCGATGAGGCTGGCAGCCGCAAGTTTGAGTCGGTAGTTACAGGCGCAACTCTCAATGCCATAAAGCTGGGGGCGGCCGTAGAAGGGGCGGCGCTGGCGATCGTTGGCTACACCACTAAAATCGCCAGCAGCCTGGATAAACTCTATTGGCAGACACAGCGCACCGGGGCCACGGCGAACAATATCCGGGCCATTGGATACGCATTCAGCCAGTCGGGCGGCAGCATTGAGGGGTTCAACGGCACCCTTGAAAACCTGGCCAGATTCTTGCGGAGCACACCAGGCGGAGAAGGCTTCCTGCGCAACCTGGGGATCCAAACGCGCGACGCCAACGGTAACCTGCGCGACACGGCAGAACTGGTGACACTGGTCGGTGATAAGCTGGCCAAGATGCCGTATTACCGTGCGAACCAATATGCGCAGATCCTCGGCATTGATGAAAATACACTGCTGGCGATGCGCCGTGGTGTGGCCGGTTTCACTGCTGATTATCAGGGGATGTTGAAAGCCACCGGGTTCGATTCGCAGAAGGCTGCGGAACAGTCCAATAAGTTTATGACGCAGATGACGGGGCTCACCTCGCTGTTTGGCATCATGCGCGACAAGATCGGCAGCAATCTGGCAGGTGGCCTGGCTGGCAATCTCGAAAATTTCCGGAAAAATATCCTGCTTAATTTCCCCAAAATTGAAGGGGCGATCACTGCAGTGTTGAAAAAGGTGCTTTCACTGGCCGATAGCATCATGACGTTTGTCTACCGAGGTGTGCAGGGATTTGGCTCGCTGATGAAATGGTGGGATCGCCTCGATGGCAAAACCAAGGGGCTGATTAAGATTTTCGGTGGATTGCTAGTGGCTTGGCGTTTACTGAATAACGCCTTTATCCGATCCCCCATTGGAATGGTCACTGCACTTATCGCCGCTTTGGTGCTGCTTTACGACGATTACATGGCGTGGAGGGAGGGAGGCAATAGCCTGATTGACTGGGCCAAATGGGAAGTTGAGATTGATTCTGCATTAAAAGCCCTGGATGAGTTAATGGCATCCATTAAGGGGGTTGGCAAGGAGATTGCCAAACTCCTTAACATCAATCTGAAAAACTGGACGTTAAAAGGTGACATTCAAAACCTGACAAAACAGTTCGGCGAATTTGGCAAGATGCTGTCAATGATCGGCGACCTCATCAATGCACTGAAAGAGGGTAACTGGAAGGAGGTCGGCAGGATAGGAAAAGCGTTGATCGGCCAGGGTAGTGACCAACCCGACGCATTACCCGCCGTTACGGACAGTGCAAATGACGCGGCTGATTGGGTTAAGGAAAAAACCGGCTTTGACCCAAGAAGTGTAGGACGAGCAGTCAAAGGTTGGTTTGGCATTGATACAGGTGAGCCGGAACAGCACGCACAATCAGCATCTGCACCTCGCGGTATTCGTAACAATAACCCTGGTAACCTGAACTTCGTCGGCCAGCGTGGTGCGAGATTGGAAACTCACGCAACGCCGCGCTTTGCTCGCTTTGAGTCAGCATTCGAAGGTTTCACTGCGCTGGGTAAGCAGATAAAAGCGTATTACACCGGTACTTCGAAGGCAGCCGGTTACCAGAAGTTGCAATCTGTCGAAGACATTATTAGCAGGTTCGCTCCGCCGAAAGAAAACAACACCCAGAAGTATATTGATAAGCTCAGCAAAATGATGGGCGTTGGCCGTGGAGAAACGCTAAATATTCACGATCCGCAAGTACTGGCCATGCTGATGAACGGCATCACGCAGATCGAGAACGGCAAAAACCCCTATGCGCCGGAAATGGTGTTGAAGGCCGCACAGGCGACGGTAGCACCGGGTGTCAGTCAAACCACCAATAATCCGGCGGTATACAATATCAACGTTCAAGGGGGGGGTAACCCTCAAGAAACAGCCCGAATGACTGGTGATGCAGTCGAAGGGGTTCATCGCAGGCAAACCCGTAATCTACAAACTCAGGTGGGCTGATGGATATTTTATCTGTGCTGTTCTCACAGCAGCGTCGGCGGATCGGTATTATCGTGCCTAGCGTGGTTATTAGCGAAAAGCACATGGATGCACTGGAAGTAACAGAGCATCCGGTGGAGATTGGCGCGCCGGTGAGTGACCATGCTTATGATCGGCCGTCAGAAGTAACGATGGAACTGGGTTTCGCTGGAGGCGGTTCACTTCTGGATGATATCGACACCACGCAGGTTTTTAACGTCGATACAGGGCTGTCGTTGGGTACCAGTCCCGCTGATGTTTATCAGCAACTGATTGATCTGCAGAAAAGCAAAGTGCCTTTTTCGGTGACTACGGGCAAGCGGCAATACCAAAACATGCTTGTCCGGGCGATCGAGGTATTGACCGACAAAACCAGTGAAAACGTGCTGATGACCACGCTCACCTTGCGCGAGTTGTTGATCACTGAAACGCAAAAGGTAAGCACAACACCGGCGGAGAATATGCAGTATCCGCAGGATACAGCCGGAGTGAGCAACACGGGACTGAAAAACCCAATAACACCGCCAAAACGAGACAGTATTTTGAGTGCAACAGGGGGCTTCCTTGGCTTCTAATCTGATTGAAATCCCACTCACGCCTACGCCGCAGCAGTTCGCTATTCAGCTTGCTGGCGTGCAGTATCAAATGACACTGATCTGGCGTGATGCGGCGGGGTGGGTGCTGGATATCGCCAATAACGACAAGACGCCGCTGATACAGGGCGTCCCGCTGGTGGCCGGTGCTGACCTGCTGGCGCAATACCGCTACCTTGGGATCGGCGGTGCATTGTTCGTCGTATCCGATCCGAACGTGCTGGCCCCGCCAACGCAGGACAATTTAGGGATAGCGTCACACCTCTACTTTTTAGCCAACTGACCGCCGCCAGGCGGTTTTTTTCGGGTGAAATATGTCAACAAACTGGATGCGAAAATGCAGCCTGATCGTTGCGAACGATGCGGGTGACGGGCTCGAGCTGTCCGGGCTAAAAATCAGCTTTAACATCAGTCGCCCGGACATCAGCTACCCCGCTACCGGTATGTTCAAAATCTATAACTTGAGCAGAGATACTAACAACCGGATCCGGCGGAACGAGTTTACCCAAATCCGTTTTTCTGCCGGGTACCAGGATAACTTTGGGCTGATATTTTCCGGGCAAATCCAGTATTCCTACACGGGCCGCGAAAATCCCACTGATACCTATATCGTGATCCAGACTGCTGATGCCGACCAGGCGCACAACTACGGGGTGATAAACACCACGCTGGCCGCTGGTTACACGCAGCAGGACATTCACACAGCGCTGATGAAACCGATCGGGGTTTACGACATTGTGGCCGGTGCCACGCCGGAATTTGCCGCCACGAAAGCCCCCAGGGGTAAGCCGATGTTTGGTATGCACCGTGATGAGGTTTCAGGCTTGGCCGCGCAGTGCCGGGCAACGTGGCGCTATGAGAATGGACGCCTACAAATGGTGCCTGAGAATACCTATCTGGCCGATGCCATTGTGTTGAACGCACAGACGGGCCTGATCGGTATGCCGGAGCAGACAATTAACGGCGGGATCAATGTCCGTTGTCTGATAAACCCGAATATCCAGCTCGATACGCTGATCCGCCTTGATAACAAATCTATCAATCTGGTGGGGCTTTCCAGCCAGGAGATCGCCACCGGCAGCACAGCGGGTGCTTCTTTGCAGCAACCGGCGGTTCTGGATATGGACGGCGACTATATTGCCAAAAACATCAGCTATTACGGTGATACCCGCGGTAACGAGTGGTATATGGACATCATCTGTATTGCGAAAAGTGGCGCGGGGCTGATGAGTCAATCTAACGTAAGGGCGTTGCCATTATGATAACGAACAACGAACGGCAGGACTCCCCTGAACTGGTCTACAAGGCACTGACAGACGCACTCAGCACCGGGTTGCGCGTGGCTTGTCCTGGTATTATCCAATCATTCGATCCGGATGCTGTCACCGCCACGATACAGCCTGCAGTAAAAGCGCCTGTTCGGCAGGCTGACGGCTCTGTCGTATCAGTAGCGCTGCCGCTGCTGGTGGATGTACCTGTAGAGTTCCCACGCGGTGGCGGCGTTACGCTGACATTCCCGATTAAGCCGGGTGACGAGTGTGTTGTGGAATTTGCCGATCGCTGCATTGATTACTGGTGGCAGAACGGCGGGGTACAAGAGCCTGTTGATCCACGACAGCATCATCTTGCTGACGCTTTTGCGCGAGTTGGCCCGCAGTCTCAGGCGCAGAAAATCAGCGGCATCAGCACCAGCGCCGCGCAGTTGCGTACCGACGATGGGGCGGCATTTATCGAACTGGATCCGGGTAGCCATGCGGTGAACGTAACCACCACTGGCAAACTGACGGCGAGCGCCTTGGGCGGTACCGAGATTAACTCCCCTGAAATCGTGCTTAACGGCAACGTGACGATTAACGGTAACCTTGAACAGGGCATGGGTACTGGCGGCGGAACGGCGACGATGCAGGGGCCGGTGAAGGTCACCAATGACGTGACAGCAGGCGGCAAGAGCTTAATGGGCCACACGCACGGTGGTGTTCAAACCGGTGGCGGTAGCACGGGGAAACCTCAATGAGATACCGAAAAGAGGACGATAACGGCGATTACACGTTTGGCCAGGGTGATAACACGTTTCTGACGAACACCCCGGAAGCGGTCGCCCAAGCAGTAAAAACCCGGTTCGAATTATGGACCGGTGAATGGTTCCTCGATGTCACTGTGGGTACCCCATACCGCGAAGCCATCCTCGGCAAACACAAATCCTCAGCCTATAACATGGCCGTACGAGAGCGCATCCTCGGTACCCTGGGCGTTACCGAAATCCTTGAGTTCACCACCGAATATAACGGCGATACGCGCAGAGTCGTGTTCACCGCTACCATCAACACGCTGTACGGCGAAACGACTGTAACCAGCGAGGCATAATGCTAAATCTCAATACGCTTGGGCTTGCGGCCACTGTGACCGCGAGCGGCATCACCGCGCCGGATTACCAGACAATCCTTAATACGTTGACCGGTTATTTTCAGCAGATTTACGGTGATGACGTTTACCTGGAGCCAGACAGCAAAGACGGCCAGATGTTGGCTATCTATGCGCTTGGGATCCATGACGCAAACAATACGGCGATCGCCGTCTATAACTCATTCAGCCCCGCAACCGCTCAGAAAGCAGCACTGGCGTCGAATGTTAAAATCAACGGCATATCGGTTAGTCCGGCCAGCCGGTCAACAGCCGATGTGCTGATTGTTGGCCAGGTAGGAAGACAAATCACTAATGGTATCGTGCGGGACGGTAACGGCATATCGTGGTCACTGCCTGCTGTAGTGACCATCGGTACCCGTGGCCATGTAACAGTGACTGCAACTTGTCAGGTCGATGGTGCCATTGTTGCACCGCCTGGCACCATTACCGTTATCGGCACACCAACGCAGGGCTGGCAGACCGTCACGAACGTAACGGCGGCAACGCCCGGTAGGCCGGTAGAAACGGATGCAGAATTGCGCCAACGGCAGACTAAATCTGTTGCGCTGCCCTCTCTCACTGTGCTTGACGGCATTATGGGAGCCGTGGCCACTTTATCTGGTGTTGAGCGTTATCGAGGCTATGAAAATGACACATCGGTAACCGATAGCAATGGCTTGCCACCGCACTCAATTTCGCTGGTTGTTGATGGTGGAGACGCCGCGGCTATCGCGAAAACTATCGCAACAAAGAAAACCCCAGGCGGCGGGACGTTCGGCACGACGACGATCCCGGTGACCGACAATTACGGGATTGTGCATCCGATCAATTTCTTCCGTCCTACCGGCGTGCAGATTTTCGCACGGCTACAGATTAAAGCGTTGCCAGGGTATACCTCGGATGTGGGCGACCGGATAAAAGCCGCCATCGTGGATTACATCAATGAGATAGAAATAGGCGACCCGGTGTTCCTGCACAGGTTGTTTTTACCCGCGAATCTTAACGGTGCCGCTGACAGTGCGACTTATGACATTCTCGACCTACAGATCGGCAAAGCGGCCAGCAGCTTGTCGCCAGCTAACGTGCCAATCGCTTTTAACCAGGTTGCACTTTGTCAGAGCAACAACATAAACGTGGTGGTGACGGCATGAGCGAAACGAAATACCAGCGCTTAATAACGTCCTACCACAAACACAAGCCGAAGTTTTACGACCATATATCCTTAATCACCCAACCTTTAGTAAATATCCAGAACGCTTTAACTCAGCAGGTCACCGACTTTGATCTGGACTTCGCTATCGGTGTGCAATTGGACGCTGTGGGGCTGTGGATTGGCATTGGGCGCACCATCAAGACGCCTATCGAGGGTGTCTACTTCTCCCTGGATATCGAAGGAGTAGGACTTGATCAAGGTGTGTGGCAAGGCGAATTCGAGGCAGGTGGCCTTACTGTTTTGGATGACGACACCTATCGCACCATTCTGCGCGCCAAAATCGCGGCGAACCATTGGGACGGTACAACGGAAACCCTGAGCGACGTCTATCAGGCGATATTCCCCGACCAGAAAACGCGGATCTTTGCCGTTGATAACTTTGACATGACGATGAGTGTTTATATCACCGGAGAGAATATTTCGGCAGTAATGAAAGCGGTTATCGCGCAGGGCTACTTAGACGTGAAGCCGTCAACGGTCGGCATCAAAAGTTACATTATTACGAGTGAGCCGGGTCGGTTATTTGGTCTGGATATCGACAATGAATTCATCGTGGGGCTTGATACAGGCTCTTGGGGTATTGAGCTTGAGAAGAGTTGATTTTAATAAACCAGTAAACAACCTTGAGGAAATAAAAATGGACGATAAAGAGAATGTGCCCGTTTTTGGATTTGATCGGGATGACAGTCAGGTAGCTGGCTTTAATAAGGGTGAGTGGGACAAAGAAAAAACAGGAGAAGAAAAAAATGGCGAAGAATGAATTTTTACCATTTGGTATTGGGGTAAATGCCAACGTCTTAACAAACGATGAGTATCAGGCGCTGCCTGGGCGTGCTTCTGGGTTTGTCTCTGGCGTTGCAAAGTCAAAAGATTTTAACAAAACCTGGCGTCAGGCTTCAGTGATCGCCAGCGTTGTGGCCCAATTCATTGCCGATAACAGCGGTAAGGATGTGCTCGATAATGGTGACACAGCCACGCTCAAGAACAATTTAGAGGCGGCACTGAGTTCACAAGCATCCGGCAGGCTACTGCGAACATCCATTTATACCAACGTGGGCGGCGTGCAATACGTTTCAGTTAATGGCGGCAGTGCAACTACTGCAAATGCGAAACAGTTTACAGCACTTAGTAACACATCATTTGTTGAGATCGAATGTCAGGGAGCTGGGTCTGGCGGAGGCGGTGTATCAGCTAACGGTGTTAATCCTGCCGTTGCTGGCGGAGGAGGCGCTGGTGCCTACGGGATGGGGCGATACACATCAGGATTTACAACAATGCCTATAACTGTCGGTGAAGGTGGAAAAGGAGGCGCAGCAGGAAATAATTACGGACTTGTAGGTGGCGCTTCTAGCGCTGGTAACCTGATCTCCTGTCTTGGCGGGTATACGGGGGCCGGTGGATCCCCGTTAACCCCACCATTTATAAATGGTGGAGGCCAGGTTTCCGATGATTCGACGGGAGCTAATTTATTAAAAATAAATGGTGGTAATGGGAATTATGGAATAGCTATTGGTGGATTGAATGCAGCTGGCGGCAGCGGCGGGGCTAGTAAGTTTGGAACTGGAGGCCCTTCGACATCCAATAGACCGGGATATGCTGCTAAAAACTACGGTGCTGGTGGTGCTGGAGCAGGTGCATATTCAACATCAAATACTGGCTTTCCTGGAGGGGATGGCAGCCCAGGAATTGTAATTATCAGAGAATATTCATAAATCCTTGGCGCGTGGCTAAATGATTAACCACGCACTATGGTTAAACGATGTTCTTAATTAACGGAACTTTTGATAAAAATAGTGTTATGACTGCGGAAATTAAAAAAACAAGAAATGTTATAAAAACAAGGGACACCGCCGTATCTGATTTTAAAATAATTGGTTTAAGATAGTCAATGATAATGGGGTGAGATAGGTATACTCCTAGAGTTAGTGCCGAAATTTTCTTTATAAGTAATGATGTTTTTAGGTTTTTTATTTCTAACTTTGTGAATAATAAAAAAATCGATATAGATGCGATCGCAATCAATGGCGAGTAATAAACAAAAAAGCCTTGAGAGGGGTAACCCAGAGTTCTAGAAAGAAGGTACGTCGATAGAATAGTCATAAGGGTGGATGTGACGAAGCTTGTGAACAATGCAATGTTATTTATTTGAGTGTTAATCTTTTTAAAGAAAGCCCCCAACAAGTAATAACCTAGCATCGAAATAAATAATTGGGTCTTGCCTACTTTCATGACTGGGTTTTCTAAATTGGTAAAGTATATTAATGCCTGTATGAATGAGGGGGTAAGAGAAAGAAACGCCCATAACAATATAAAGTATGTCATGTGATTCTTGTTTATATTGTCAACAATGTAAGATAGGAATGGTGTTAGCAATACCATTGGTATTAAAGTATAGAAAAACCAAAGGTGGTAATGAGCGGGGACAGTTGTGAATAACTCGAACAATGTCTTATAGTTTATTTCAGTTTTATTATAAAAAATAAAGAAAATAGACCATGCAATTAACGGAACCAAGAGTCGATGCGTTTTTTTTATCAAAAAATCACTTAAGCTTTTGTTTTTGCTGCTGTTGCTAAATGCAAAGTATCCAGAAAGCATAAAAAATAATGGTACGGATATTCTTGAGGCCGAAGCAGCAATGTTTATGCCGAACCAGTGGTTACTCATGACGCTAAATGCTTCTGGGGAAACATGGATGAAAACTACCAAAAAAGCAGCAATAACGCGCAGCAAATTCATCCCGGAATGTTCTTTAAGCATAGTTAACTCGCTCATTCATTTAATACCGACCTCAACCAAAAATTTTAGTATAGCTCTGCGTATCGTCGCTTAGGGCTACTCTTCCGTCAATCATCAAGTGCAACTATTTCGGAGAATTTAGTTATGTCATCAGAAGGATTACCAGTAAATAACGTTGTTGGGACTAATGTCGAGTTAGGGCCACGCAGCACCGCAGATGCGGCAAACGCGGCATCAAGTAGCCAGGCGGCAGATAGCGCAGCGACTTCTGCTGACCGAGCTTGGAAGTTTAGTAATGATGCGGCAGCCTCGGCAATGGCGGCAAGGACAAGCGAAAACAACGCAGCCGCAACGCTTACCAACGCGGTGAAAAAAGGAGAGTTTGGTATAGGAGGCGTTACCCCTGCAATGCCTCTCGTTGATACTCTCAACGCAGTTAAATCGCAGATGAGCGGGAAGTATGTAGCGTGGGCGGGAAGCGAAGGTATGCCGCGTACTGATACTGCATACATGCTCGATTGGACGCTGGCATCAACATCGAGCGGCGTAGTTCAGGGGGTTGTTTTTGCCACGGCGCTTATCACCGCACCTAGTTCGTTCGACCAGGTATATCGTAATGTTTGTAGAAATGGGGTATTCCAGGGCTGGAAAGTAATGTGGGATGACAACTCATTATCAAATGCCATGAGAGTTGGTGACTATGGGTTTGGCTCAAACAGCCCCGTTAAATTAGATGCTACGACAATAAACGATGCTGGAGTTAATAGATTTATCAGTATCCCTCAAAACACAACAGGGTCACCCAGCGCAGCGGCCCACGCCGGAGTAATGGGAGGTTATGATTCTGGCTCGCGTTGGCAGATGACATTTGTGCAGGGCGCAGCTAACGTAAGTATATCAGCGAGGGTACGAAACGCGGTAACAAGCTCATGGGGTGCATGGTCTACGCTATGGCACAGCACAAACACCACGGTAGACGCCAACGGCTTTATTAAAAAAGCTTCCCCGATCGTGAAGCTGTACGGTGATGGCCAGTGCGAACTCAACGACGAAAGTCAGGGCGTGACGACTGAGCGAGTTTCCGAAGGCGTCTATCGTATTTCTGGCACTCTCGGCTTTAATGCTGATGCAGAGTGGGGTGGGGTGGATGGCGGTATCGAAATCCCGACAGACCGCAACAAGCTCCCCCTCGTCTGGGTGGATTACGAAGTGGATGCAACCGGCGATCTGCTGATCAAGACGTTCCACCGGGTTAACTCTACCGCACCGAAGTTCGCCCAGAACGTCAAGGTCGGATACAAGGAAGGCCAGCCGATCGACATCCCTGCCGGTCGCTGGATTGATCTGCGTGTCGAGATGCCAGGCGGCGATGAGCCAGAGTATGAGCCGGTACCGGAAGACGAAGTGCCGGAAGCCACCCCGGTGGTAACTGAGCCGGAAGTCGGCGAAGAACAGGCACCAAGTGAAACGCCAGCACCGACCGAAGAGCCCAAGGAGTGATAGCAGCGCCGGGAGAAATCCCGGTCATACTCTTGAGACTTTAAGAGTCGCCACAACATAGTAAATGCTGCCCCGTACCGGCTCCGTAATGTTCGCAATAGGGTTGGAACATCGGGAGGGGCAGCACCTTACTTGCTCGGGCTGACAGGCAGAAAACCCTGCTCGGTGGCCGGGAATTAGGTTGGTTTGAACATATCGTAGAGCTTGTAAATTGCGAACACCAAGCTTGGCAACCCAAGAATCCAAAGGATAATGCTTAGTTTTTGATCCTTTAGCTTTCCATCGAAGATGATTGACTGCCTTTCAATGGCGTCAGTTAGCTTTTGGGCTTGTAGTTCTAGTGCACTAGAAAGTTTCTGCGCTTGTAAATCTAACGATGATGCTAGCTTGTTGGATTGCAGTTCAATAGCACCGGTAAACTTCACCGACTGAAGCTCTACCTTAGAATCCATGCGGGTAATGCTTTCGTTTAGGCGTGACAGAGCCGACTCCATTGAGTCAACTTTCTTTTCGAGACGGTCTAATCTATCTGTCATGTCGCCACCTCCGCCGTTGCTGCCACCATAGCCAGTGTTCAAATTATGCACGCTAAACTCTTCGTTAGCAACGAGGCTGTCTTTTTTAACATATGCCGAGCGTGACATGCTAGATTTTCCATTCCTTTGATAAGTAGAAAAAACACTCGCAACTATGAATCATTCTGCTTATGTCGCTGTCAGTATCAATGGTATGCAAAGATAGCGTTACTTTGTAAACGCCTTCTTCTTTAACGTGGATATTCATGAGAGGGATATTCTCAATGCTCACTGATTCATTACCAGAAGTCGTTCCAGCCACAATCGACTCAGACTGCAATGATTGATCGTTCCCAAACTCAATACGTTGCTCACCAAAGAACATATCCACATCTACACGATAATTTACTTTTGTCTTAACAATCAAACCAAAGGAAACATCAATACTAATTTTTCCCGATTGTTCATCCGGTTTTATCCATGGCTGGGGATAGTCCAATGATCGTGCTATCTTTCCGGGGAAAATTTGAGAAACGTACAAAAATGAAATTTTTTCCATAACCAATCCTTGCTAGCAAGTTAAAGCATCCCCCAAACGTATCTTCCAACCAACTTCATCTTAGTCTCTATCCCAGACACTTATGGTTCGGTCACGGGGCAGTTCTGATAACTATATGATAAGGCGGATCCTCAACTTCTCAAATGCTGGAATTTCATTCAGTGGTTGCAACCATCGAGATCGGCGTGAGTTCTAGCGCTAATGATAACGTACAGCAGCAATGATGACGGCGGAGGGAGTAGCGAGTGGTTGCCCGTAAGCTAGCTCCCAATCCCCGTCACGGTAAGCATAAAGCCAATACCAATCACCTGCAGGCCGAACAGTAAAGGATGGTAGTTTCGGATCCGGTGTTGGCATAGGCTCGGCTACCGTAGGGTAGTAAATTCGCACCCCTTCAATGATGGTGCTGCTGATCGGGTTCATTCTGACTGGAACCAATCTTCAGCACTTTCCCATGTCTCCTGCAATATTTCCTCGATCGCTTCACGGTCAGCCGGTGTCGCCCTACCTACTGATAGACCATCCATGCCACCCATCCGAACGGTTGCCACCGCGTCAGGGAACTTGCGCTGTAAGCGATTGTTCAGTTCAACGGCAAGCGCTGAGGCGGCCCCCTCCGGCAGTTTCTTTTTCTTATCGATGATCACTTCAACATGCAGCATGGTTTTATCCTCAATCTACTAAATGGATTGCGTTATGCTCAATGCCCGCCTCGATGTAATCGACGCGTTTCTGTAGTTCGTTGATAAGGGCTTTTGCGACATCCAGGCGGATCATCACCTGCTGATCAGGGTAATCTGTGGCCTTCGCCGGGCAGACAGAAGCCATGGTGTCTGCGAAGGAAGAGTGAAGCAATACAAACTGGCCATAGGCGCTGTGGTCAGTTTGGAATTCAGTTAACACCCGCATACCTTGGAGTTCGTCTTGAGGTTTCAT